TCATAATCTCCCCAACGAACTACTTCAAATTTGTAAGGACGTCCGGTAAATTTAACACCGAAGCTTGCAGTTGCGGCATTTCGCTGCTGTGATAATCTCAGAAGTTGTACCAAGTAAAGAAACGTTTTCTTCAAGAGGGACTTCTAATGTTAGTATACCACCTGTAGTACCAACTGTAGACTCAGCCACCTTATAAACAGGTGCTGTTGTAGCTGTACCAAAACGAACCCAGTCACCTGCAACAATTGGGTTAACAGTACCTGCAGTAGTAGCGTCAGTAACTGTAACAAGTTTAGATCCTTTTACACCAACCACAAGTGTACAGCAGCGGCACCTACAGCAGAACCCTGCATCGTTACAAAGAACTTCCATTTTAACGAAGTCTTCGATTTTACGATCTTCAAAGAACGTTTGCATAAAAAGACTTAGCTAATTTAGAAGCAATTTCTTGCTCAGTTGCGGTAGTAGAGCTAAGGGCAGTAACGTACTTATACCAGTTGGTATTACCACGTACGAAATGGTTTGGTCTACGATTAAAGCGAAGGATGTATTTATTATCATTGATAACATCAATTGCTCCTGAAGTACCATTATATCCTACAAAGGATACTTGTTCTACAGCAGCAGCGTATACAGTTCCTAAATATTTTTCAACTTCTCTGCGTACAATTACATATTTTTTAAGGTTCTTGGTAGCTCCTCTACCTTGTACAATAAATACGCGATCGTAATCAACTACGTTGGTTGTATTTAGAATTTGCAATGACGCATCAGTGATAACTACTTCACCATCGGCCAAAAGTGCGGGAGTAGCAACAGTACCTGCAGTTGCTCCACCTGATCTGTTAATATCTTTTGCGATAATAACATTTGTAATGTTTTCTTGTGTTCTTAACATTTTAAAAAAGTTTTAATTATTCTATTGTATAGTTTTCAACGATCGATTTTGGTCGTTGTTCTCTTAAGTATTCACTTAGTTGGTTTACTGCTATATTGATGATTATATCGTGAGTACGATCATCAAGTTTACAGTGAACCTGGTTTGCCGGAGTTTGAACATCAACAATTATATCATCAGGGTTCTTTAAATACCTTACACGATATGATGTTATATTAAACGTGCCGTCAGTTATAAGCTCGTGACGCTTATTAGTTTGGTTGACAGTTGCAGATGGTACAGGGTTGTTTATTTCTCTTGAATATTGTATTCTCCACACTAAACCTCTTGAACCGTCAAAAAACGGCTTTCTGTAAGGATTATAAAAGAGTTTATTATACTCATTGTGTGAAACAACTCTTACTGGTAAAACAGCAGGGGAATTAGTTCTACAGTCGTTCTTATCTATTTCAACGGACTCAAGTATGGTATACATAAAGTCCAAAGGTAAATCCCAAAAGGTCGAGTTAGAATCCAAAACGCCTGTTTGATTTGCAGAAAGTTGTGTGAGGTTCGTACCATCTTTAATTAGTTCACTTAGTCCTTGTTTTCTTAATTCTGTTTCATCAAACCCTTCTACAGTAGCATTAGCTTTTGCAGACATAAACATTTGTACATACGTTCTTTGTGCTCTGGATAATATGATAGAAGCCTCATTTCCTGGACCAAAATCTACAATACCCGGTGCTCTGTTAGAGTTGATTTTCTCATACTCTATCAAGAACTGCATCCACATTTCGTTTGCTGTCATTATTTACTATTCTCTATTTGATGTTTAATTTTTACTTTAGCTTTAGAGTTCTCAGGCTCATGTAACCATCTTATTAACTCACCTTCACTTGTTGCGATTACAACACCATTTAACTCATATTCATTGGATGAAAGTTTGTTAATGGCTCCACATCTGATAGCATCGGCAATAAATACTTTTGTATCAAAATTAGGATCATCTGCAATTCTTAAGAATTGACGTGGGTTATTGTTTGAATATTCAAAGATATCGGCTTTAATTTTTGTTTCTTTAATAACCTTAGGAACTACCTCTCCTTTAGCTTTAAGGAAGTTAATCATTGCTTCTTTGTCTTTAGTGACTCTTGAAAACGCCTCAATAACTTTGAGTTTCATTTCCATATCATCCAGTCTTGAATCTGTTTCAGAATCATCGTCACAAATTGCAAACATAAACTCAGGACTTTTAAACCTATCTTTCCAACTTGGAGCAACCAAATGCTTGTTTGCTTTAAGTATTGAGTACTTTACGTAATCAACAGGATTGGCAAGATTTAAGGTAATTCCTTCTTTTGGCACCGTTACTCTTGAACGTGGATCTTTTTTCCAGAAACAATCTTTTGAATAAGGATTCATTGCTCCTTTATCCAAACCCAATTGTCTTTCAAAAAACTCTTGCTCTGTTACAGCGTCTTCATAAAAAGGTGTTTTGTACTTAGTAGTGTTTTCAAAAATTTGAACCAAACTGTTAGTACTTGTTTGAAACGGAACAGTGTAACCTCTCTTAGCTCCGGGGAACATGTTTGAATCTTTGATATCTTGTACCAAAAGAGTCGCCCATTTACCTTCCCGGTGAATAGCTTTTACGATTACTAATTTGTTTTTTAAAAAATTTACTGTTACAGTGTCGTCTGTTTTTGTCATATAATGATTTTAATTGGTTACAAACCTAAGAAGATAAGGGGGGATCCCTCCCCCACATATCTTATATTTTTTTAGAGTTGGTTGAATCTAAAGTCTACTATCTTAGTAGGATCTTTAACCATCATACCACCCCAGTCCATTCTGTGAACTTCGTATCCGTCAATTGCACTTGACATTACTTGAGGCGCCCCTGTTCCTCCTGGGGAGAACGCATCACGCATACCGTTGATATAACGGAAAACTGGAGATTGTCCTTTAGGACGTACTCTGTGGATACCTGCTTCTCCACCGTAATCGAATGCGATATAGCGGTAAGATTCAGTAGTACCTTGACCTGAAGGGTGATAATCCTTAAAGCGTACAATGTCGTCGAAGAAAGGAATAATCTCAAGACGTATTCCAACACCGTTAACAGATGTATACTCTAAGAACTGACCTCCGTATCCAAGTCCCATTTTAGCACCAATACCACCGGCATCAGTTTTGTAAATACGATCTTGATAGAAATTAGGTGTCCATTTAGTAGAGTTGTTTTGAACAGCAAGGTGGAACTGAAGAGCACCAAACTCACCGGTACCTAACGTAATCATACGTTTTCCTCTTTCTATTCTACCAACACCCATGTCAAGGAATACACCAACCATCCAGTCGATATCAAAATCATTGTAGTAATAAATGTTTGATGGATCGATTTGCTCAAACAAACCTGAACCTGAAGTTACTTCAAATTTAGAATTTTCGTCTTTGTTAAACACTAAATCATCGGCAGTAAAGTTACGTTTTCCATACAACAGCATTCTTGCGTATTGTTGACGGAACTGAAGGTCAGCTACCATATCCTGATAGTTGATCCACACACTTTCTTTTTTACCATTAACCATGAATGGGAACTCAAGAGCGTAGTTTTTACCCTGCCCAATCATGTTACCGGGTACAGTGTATTCCATACGCATTTGAGAAATTGTATTTCTCATTCTGTAGGGTGAAGTAAAGTTAGGTTTAGCACCTTTAGAAGATAGTGTAGAAGACACCAGGTTATAATCTTTTGACCAACGTGTACCTGAAGCAAGTTCAGTAGGAGGTACAAAAAGATCTTTGTCATAAGTAATCAATTCAACTTGATACTCAAAGTTACTTCCTTTAGGAGAAACTTTAGTAATATAAAGGTGATATGGTTCTTTGTGACCAACGATAACGTTTCCTACTTCAAAATATTGCTCTGGGAACAACATATAAAAGCGAGAAATGTTTTTACCCGGTTCAAGGAAGTTACCTGTACCTGGAGCATCTCCGTTTTCGTCATAAGCCTCAATTAGAGGAATGTTTTTATCATGTTGTCCTTGAAGCATCCACTCATAGTAGTTGTTTTCTTCAACTTCCATAATAGGAAATCTGTTTACGAAGGACACCATATCGTTTTGTAGATTCGTCTTATAAATTTCATTAATGACGTTATCTACAACGAGAGGTTTTTTCTGAAATAGCGAACCAAGATGCTTGGTTGTTACCAAACCGTTATAGTCTTTGGCTGCATATTTTTGTAAGCCTAATAGTTGCATAATTTAATTGTTTTTTGTTTTGTTGTTTTTGTTTATGAGAAATGACTCTCAAACGCCTTTAAGATATCTGAGTCTTCGTCAAGATCCAAAGAACGTCCTCCACGAATGGGTTCAGTCTTAATTTTCTTTTCAAGTTCTGAGATTGCTTTAGACTTTGATATTGTCATAAGTTTTGAAAGATCAGGTTTAAAATTACCCTTTTCATCTATATTGAATAATCCTAACATGTGGTAATAGTGAATGCCTTTTTCAAATGCAAGAGGGTTTTTAGCACGTGTTTTCATAACAGCATTCATGGGATTCCCATATTCATCCTTACCCACGATTTCAGTCATTGATTTAAACAACGTCTCTTGTATTTTCTTATTAATTTTAAGGCCCGGAACAATTTCATCACTAGACTCGACATCAGTTTTTATTGCTTCAAGCTGACGTCTGTGTTCCTGCTCAACTGCTTTATTTCTTTCAGCAATTTCTTGTTTTCTACGATTCTCTTCCTTTTCATAAAAAGATACCAGTTCGTCAAGAGATTCTAATGACTCATCAAACAGGTCATCATTATCTTCTGCACGTTTAATATACTTTTCGGCTTTTTCTTTAGTAAAACCTTTTTTAAGTAGAGCTTCGCGGTACACGCTTTTTTGTAATTCAATATTTTCTTCGAGGGTGTCCTGATCGATTGATGTATATTTTTCAAGACTCTCTGCTATTTCAAAAGATGAATCCTCATCTAAACCGTTTGTATACGAAGATACAGCACGTTTAAGTTTAGGAGGAAGTTGGTTAAGAAAGTTTTCAAAAATACTTTCTGCACCTTTTACTTGTTCAGCTTTAAACAAGTTTAAAAACGATCCTGCGTCACCATCAAAATCTTCAGGAATTTCAGAGAATATTCCTTCTTCAACTAAAGCTTCTGCAAGAACTTTAAACGTAGAAGACTTATCTTCTTTTGTTTCTTTCTTTTCCTTTGCTTTAGGAGTTTTGATAACCGGCTCATCATCGTCATCTTCTAAACCTTCATCAAGGTCAATAACTTTTGGTTCGTCATCATTAACAATAGGCTCTTCTTCCTTTGCAGGTGGATCTACCAGGTCTTGTACAGATGATACTTCTGTAGGATCAATAAATTCGATATTGTCCATTTCAAAGATTTCTTCACTCATATTATGTAAATTGGTTGTTAGTAACGTAAAACTTTTAAATAAGTTTCACTTTGATTTTAATAAAAATAATTTGTTATAGCTTATTTTAAAAATTTAAGTTTATATAAAGTAGTGTAGTTAAGATGACATATTTCATCTATAACATTAATAAGATACCCCTCTTTAAATAACTTTTTATTTCTTTCCATATATTCGGAAAGTTCTTCAAGGTATGATACCGGATCTGAAGCCTTACAAGGAACTGGTTTATATTTAACTATTCCATACTCACCTTGATATGATTCTATTAGTGAATCATTAAGTTCTGTAAGTTTTTCATAATATTCACCAAGAGCCATATGTTGAGCATACGAAGTGTTTTGTGTATGAAAAGCATGCATTGCACATTCTGTATATACTAATTTTCCAAAGTACTCCGCTACGGTACCTCTGTTTTCAAATAATTTATCCATTAAGATTTAGGTTTTGGTTTATTTCTTGCTTTCATTCTTTCTATCGCAGCTTTCTGAGCCATTTCTCTTTCTTTGGCTTTGAGTTGTTTTTCCTGCATTCTTTCCTGACTTTCGTTTTGAACACGTATTGCTTCAATTTTCTTATCTTCTATTTCTTTTTTAATACGTAGTTCTTTTTCTTTAAGTGCTTTGTTTGATTCAACTTCCTGACGTTTTACATCGAGTTCAAGTTGCTTACGTTGCATTTCGGAATTAACCTTTTGTTGTTCTAACGCAAGTTTCCCAATTTCAATAGGATCTGGTATGCCGTCGTCATCAAGATCGAGGTCTTCTTGGAAACGATATGCGTTAATTTGTGCGACTTGTATTTTTGTTTGTGCATCAACATCAATTTTGTATAATTCGATTTCACGGTCTTTATCTTCACTTTCAGCTCTTTGTTGTATCTCTGCCATCTTAGCTTCATTGGCTTGTTGTTGTGCAGCTTGTTGTTGTTCCATGAGACGTCTTGCAGAATCTTCAAGTTTTCTTGATAATGATTGTACACTTTCGCTTTTATAGATTGACACAACATCAGCAAACGTAGCTTGTCCTGACTGCATTGCAGCATGTGCAAGTTGTTTAAGAGCATAGAACAACTCAGTATCATTAACTGAATTTGTAACCATTATATCATAGTCATGTTCAAAGAAATCATCACTCATTTCAAGTGATACGTTCTGTAGATCATCTAGGATAAAATGCGCTCTAAATGGGTTATTTCTATATACATATTTTGCAGTATCTAAAAGTCTTTGTAATACTTTTCTTTTGAATCGATCATGTAAGTTAAACCATTTCTCAGTAATTTGTGAGTTTGCTTTTAGTACTTGATTAACATTTCCAACACGTTCCTGTGGTGCTATCTGACCTAATGATTGGTTTGATACTCCTGATATAATTTCAATTCTTCTTTCAATGTCCTGCATTAAAAGTAAGTGTTGCTGTATAAAGTTACCAAGATCACTATTAATATTTTGAGCAGTAACTGTATTAAACGCTCCTGCTGATTTACCTTGGGAAGGACCTTTTAATATCTCGTTTGTGGGGTCTAATGGCATCATACCTGTAGTAGTTACATAATGCAACCATTCTTTCATTCCCATACCGCTTGGTATCAAACTCATGTTAAATGCAAGCATTGGTCCTAGATATTTAGCAACTGCCAATTCAGTACGATAGTTATAAACATCATAGAGATAATCAAGAGGTTTGATTATATCCATCATACTCATTGCTTTTTGTGAGTTAGTGTTGGCAACTATACCTACATACGGAGGCATACTTTTTGAAAGGTTGTGTTTACTTCTACCTTGATAAGGAATCGGGCGTATTTTACAATAGATATCCAAACCTATTTTATGACCTTCCCACCATTCGTTTACCCACAGCCATTCTACAGTTTCTCCGAGTGATTTATCAACCTTATATGTTTCAGGAACAATGTCCTCTTGAAGTTGTCCAAACTCATCATAATAACTTAACTTACCTATTTTTCTTCTACTTCTCCATACAGCTTTTACAACTCTTACATTACCGTATGAATCATATGCGCCACCTAAAGCATAATGAGCTACACTGTTATTCATAAACAGAGTGTTTTGAACATCTCCATATCTTTCCTCAAGAGTAAGGTTTCTGTTCAAAGATTGTGCAATTCCACCAAAGTTTATAGTGGCATTATGCTCGTTACCTGTTTCAAGGTTTGTAATCTGTTCAGAAGTAAGGTAGTCGTAAAAATGGTCTACTACCTGACCAACACTCATATAAGAATATTCTACAATTATGTCGGAATCTTCTATGTCTACAGTTTCTGGAGAACTTAAATAAAACAAATTAAGGGGATTAACCTTTCTTACAATCGGTTCCCCTCCTATTTCTTCTACACATGCGATCTCTTCTGCAGTTATCAGTAAGTCTTCAAAACACCTATTAAATATATGTTTTAAATCCTGTTTATAATATTCATATCGCAACAGTTTATTTGCGGTAATTTCTTTTATATCTTGAAATTCGTAACTAAGGTATTTTTGTGTTTCCTGTAATTTCTTTTCAAGCTCTTCATCACTTGATGATTGGTTCTTAAGTTCTTCATTTAAAACACTCATCCATATATCTCGGATTTCAGTTTCTTTTGAAGATATACCTAGTTCGTCTTTAGATGAAAGTACCGCTCTCCACTCATACTTTCTATCCATTTCTTCTCCTACAAGCTTTCGTATTCTACCTGAACCTATTCCGATGTGTTGCATCTTAGCAGGAAAAGATGATATATCAAGATTATGCTGATTGCATATTTTTTCTATATCTCTTGTGTCAAGTATGTTGTTATAAAGATTGTAGTTAATCTTTTTGTTTTGAAAGCTTTGACGTATTTGCCTATTGTTATGTACACACAAACTTTCAGCGGCGTCAATACATTTATGCTGCCATTCCTCATTCTTTTTAGAATCAGGTAATTTTTGAGCAGGAAACTGCACTATATTTCTTATGTTACCAGACATTTCTTATGTATTTATTTTCGTAATCATTATCTCTAATCAAACCCATTTCTTTCCAGTAAGGGTCATCTAAAACTGTTTTAACTTTTCGTATTTGTTCCTGTTCAGGACGGTACAATGTTTCATCATACCACATTAGCATGCCTAATGCTGATACACGGTCAAAGTTACCATCTTGATTCCAGGCAATAAGTTCTTTTAATAAACCTACTGATTTTATTTTTTGATAGTTTAATATATCACTGTTTGTACTTATAGGGTCGAGTAACCATGATTTTATATACTCCCTACCTCTACTGTTTGTTCTTTCACTTGCCGGCATCCCTTTAGATGCGTTTGTATTTTCTTTCCATAACAAACTATCTCTCATTTGTTTTGGTGTGTCAGCAAGTAGATGTAAAGACTTTTTGTGTTCAAAGTAAGTAAATATACCAGTCAACTGATTTTCATAAAGCGCAGTTGCATTATAGTACATTAATAATCTTCTGCAAGTCTCATAAAATGTTTTAGGGTTATCAGGTCTACCTGTATACTCAGCAACTATTCTACGTGTCCATCGATTCATTATTAATATAGAACCTAACGATTCGGTGTATGTAGTCTTCTCTTTATCTACCGGGTCAATTCCTGCAATGTAAGTACCAAAAGGTATCCTACCACTTGCATCAGCCTGGGGTTTTTCAAATATCTCAATTGCCCCCTCTTCTACAAGAGATGGGAAATCTCTGAGCGGTTGTAAGTTTAAATCATCTTTCCATTGTAGAATACCAAGTTCACTGTCAAACTCAAGAGTACCTACCCAGTTAGAATCCAAATACTTTTCTTTGTTTGTTTCTATTTCAGACAATTGTTTTTTCAACTGTGCTACCGGGAAATAAAAACCACTTGTTCTCAATACAGCTTCTGCAGGGCATATAGGTTTCTCTGCAATGTGTTGTAATATTGAGTTAGCGTCGGCACCGGCCTCCCTCATTTCTTCTCTTTCTTTTAATATTTCTTTGATTGTATATTCTTCGTTTGAATTACCATCTTTGTCCATATACAATCTTTGTGGCTGACCTGAGAAGTTTGTCTGCTCACCGTGAAAGAATCCACACTCAGTATTTTGTTTACCTTCATCCCATCTGTTTTGGATTCCGTGTACTCTATATGCTTTAGGTTTATAAAATAACTTTTCCAAAGATTGAAAGTTAGCTCCTTCAGTATTGTGCGTTATTATACCATTACCAATATAAGTATGCGTTTCCGAAGCTTCTAGGTTATAAACTCTTTTTATACCTGTATGAATAATTTTAACAACTTTTTCATAACGTAAACCTTTGTACTCACCTCTGCCAGAAAACTTAACAGATTTACAGTAATTATAAATTTTGTTTAATTTTTCTTGCTTTTCCTTTGGTTTTAATTTAACGTTTTCATAAAAAGTAATTAAACTTCTTTTATCACGTATTGACAACTCGTACCAAGAGTTAACATCTTTTATTGAACCCTTTTTATTTAATTTTGGTTTACGTTCTCTAATGTATGAGTGTATACCAAATTTTTGTAAAAGTAATTGTAACTCGAGTAATAATGATTTTGATGCTTGTGATATACTAACTTCTGATATGTAACTGTTAATTCTTGATTTATTACCCCTAAACGAAACATATCCATCAGTGTCAAAAAGGCCACCAATTAATTCTGCAACAGATTCTTTTGAATAACTGTGTATATCCTTTGGTAGTGTCTTACGAGTTTTTGTTTGACCATATATACCAAGACTCCTTAAGATTGCACAGAAACCTTTTATTCGCGTTTCTTTGTAAGTTTTATTTAACTTTGTTTTATATGTAACAAGTTCTTTTACGTCATAGTTTTTATAAACATAATCGTTTATTTCTTTCTCACAGTTAAACAGCCTTGCGGATTGGTTTTTACCGTATGTTCCATCACCAATTAACCAACCTATGAGTCTTGCGTGTTCTAATTTCTTTTCTGACCAAATGTCAACATTTTCAATTACTGCTATATCATCATCTAGTTTAAGATCAACTGCCTTTGTAAACTCATTACCTAGTGTTATACCATTTCTACCGACAGTTCTTTTATATATTGGGTGGTCTAGACTACACTCAATCCATCTACCAGTATTTGTTTCAATATAAATACATTCTTTATAAGAAGTAGGTTGTTCCCAAACAATATTTTCTTTTGAAAAACCTTCTCCAACCTTAAACCCTATTATACCATCTTCTTTGTTTAAATCTTCTATATTTACAAGATTTCCGTGATTGTTCCAAACTTTATTTCCTGCTGTAAGACAACCACCTGTACCAAACGCAACCATTAACCCAAACGTAAAACGACCTTGCTCAATAGAAGGTCTTGCAATTTGCCAAGCTTGTAACAATCCGGGAAACTTACCCGCCTCTTCCCAAAGTATAAGTTTACCCCGCTTACCTCTGGCTTTTTGAGGATCATCTTTAAGAGTGATGCCTATAATCTCAGACATGTAACCCTTTTCAATACCATTAATCAAATAAGATGCTCTTTTATGCATCTCGGTATTTTTAACCTGAGTATGTTTAGCCCAAGGTGTGTGTTGATTAATAAAGTTTAAATTTGACCAAGCTTTCGTAAGAATACCATCTTTTGTTAAGAACTCTGATTCAGAAGCAATAGCATAAGACTTACTTTTAGGTATAAGGAAGAAATTTCTATTCATCATGCTTCCTCCTTTAAATGAATAACCACGACCCCGTGTTTTTAACACAGCACCGTGTTTACCTGCTTTCTCAGCTTCTTCAAGGTAATGAAAGTAATCATAATCTCCATCCCATACATCTGCAAATCCTTCTACACGTTCTGCTCTAATTTGAGAACCTTCCAGTTCTTCTTCACCTTCAATTTTATCTAAAGGTTCTACTTTAATGATGGGTGAATAGTTTAAATAGAAGTAGTAATAACCTGGTATATAATCCCACCCACAATGATATCCTTCAATGCATCTACGCCTTTCCTCTTTCCAAAACTTCATATAAGCCGAGTTTGGAGCAGGGTTAGGTGTGAGTTTAGTATATGTACCAAACTCTTTAAAATGTAACGCTGATGTTCTCCAATCGTCAGTTCTTGAAAGTTTATGATCCGGCATTATTCTATTTCGTTTACTTCAATTATAATTTATTTACAAGTTCCATGATTTTCCTTTTTATTGCTGTCCATTCCTTTTCTGTCCATACAGTATTTTTAGTTGGTTCAGCTCCTGCAAACTGACTTGTTTCTACAGTAGTACTGAGTAACTCAGATAGTGTCACAATACTGTTTTGAGTATTTGTGTCACGTGCTATTTTATTAGCAACTCTTTGACTTATTCCTACAATCATCTCCTCATTTGGAGCATTGTATTCAACCGGTTCTTCGTTTTCGTTACTCATAATCAGGATCCTCAAATAGTGATTTTTCAACTCCTCCTCTGATTCTTGACTCAGATTGTAATTCCCTTTTAACTCTTTCTTTCAGTTGATCCAATCCGTCGATTGTAGCACCTATTTGTTTTATAGTAGCGTTGACTTTAACAATGTCGTGTATAGGTTTACCGTTAGCATCCACTGCAGAAAAATCAACTGAATAGAAGAAACCTTTTATCTTGTTAGCGGCAAACATAGCTGCTTCTAAGAAAGAAAGGGAAGGACTCATATCGTCCTGTTTATTTTTGTAGAACGCAACCGCTTCTTCAACAAGAGAGTCTGGCTCCCTCTTGCCGTCATATACGTCTACAAGTAATTCTTTTTTTCTATCCTCTTCAGATAGATTAGCGTAAACAGATGAAAAGTCTGCAAACCAATATACATAACTAAGATCCTCTAACGCTTTACCTTTGTCCTTGGTCTTATCACGGTCCCATATTTTTCTGAATGGGGATAACTCAAGAGCTTCCGGTGATATAGTTACTTTATTATTTTGCAGACTTAATAATTTCATCTTTATTTCTTTTTAAATGGATAGAACTTACCAAAATTTCTAAGATATACTGATTTCATCTCATCGACATTTTCAGCTTCTCTCATCTTTTGTGCAATAAATCTGAATTGGGATTCCCAAATCGATTCTATTACAAATTTAGGCAAGTGGTGCTTCTTCGATAACTCCTCGATCTTTTGGTTCAGATTCGCCTGTATCATTACTCTCTTCTTTCTCCTTTTCTTTAACAATAACTTTTGCAACTTTAACTACAAGATCATTATCGTTCATTGATACCAACGATAAGTTTTCATTTAACCTTACCAGTACCTTAACTTCATCTGAGTTAACACTAATTGCTTTGTCGTCTAAACATTCAAGGATAAAAGCATTTACGTATCTTTGCACTTCAAGATAACTTCTTAGGAACATAATTTCCTGGTTCATCAATTCAGCTTTAGACGCGTGTCTTTTTCCTAATTCTTTTACTCCGTTTTTACTCATAAAAATAAAACATTAATTTAAAATCCTTTTCCAACATCGGAAACAGTCCGGGTCGAAATTTATTTCTGTTTATATACTTTTTCTTTCTTAATACCTTAAGACATTTCTCAACTGACTTGATATCAAATTTAGAATATCCTATCTTTTTCATTTCAATTACACAAGCTTCTTTATCTACACTTGTAAATGAATCTTTATCTTCAGATGAGTTATAAAGACAAACCAATACATCCCCTTCTTCAGTAGATAAATCACCAAACATTAATCTTTTAAGAATTGTAGCATATTGCTTTACAAACTTCTTTTTATCTGTCTTTATCTTAATCAACTTTGAGTTGCTCATATACTATCTCTTGTAATTTAACCATTAACTTAGGAACAGTGTCCGTTATTACTTTAATCTTAGTCACGTTAGTAGTATTCTCATCAAATACAGTAACCAGTGCAATAATACATTCTTTTCCTTTTACTAAATCTCTATCAATCTTTATATTCATTTTTTAAGATATTCAACGATTACCACATTCTTTACCTCACCCAATTCTACCCTGGTTTCTATAGAGTAATCCGGATTCCTTGAAGCAAATTCATCTGTAGCATCCTCAATATCCATTAAAAAATCTACCATAAAATCGAGATCTTCCAACTTAAATTCGTACTTATTTATTCCTTCCATACTTTCGTAATTAGACACACAAACTCCCTTACCTTATTTTTCAATAAAGTTCTCGAGACACTTCTCATTAACGTAGAACTTCGACTGTGCTAGTATTTCCTTTCGGACCCTCATGTTGATTTACCAGACGGAGAACTTAATCTTTCACTAACTACCGCTCAACAATCCACTGTCTTATATCTACGCAATTTGTGACTTATCGGGGACATCTCAGGAAAGTATGTTACCTATCATTAAGGTGCACTATACCATAGCTCTTTTCCTTCTAACCCGACTTCTGGACCTCCTACACCTCTGTAGATTTTTCGTTTGTTGTTTGAAGACTAAACGTAAGGTCGTCCGAGAGTCAAGTGCTATAACGTAAATTATCTGAAAAGGTTTCGTTTTTCAAAAAAATTTTTTTATAAAAAATATTGACGAGTGTTGACCACCCCAAAAAACTATCCCCTATCGGGTTTTGCCGCCGCAGGCCCCGTTGGGTTTTGTGGCATAAAAAAGTAACCAATTTATACATAATACGATGAAAAAGTCAATTTTGTCAGCCGAAGAGCTGAAAAAAGACAATGAGCTGAAAAGAGATTTTACAGTTATCAACGGTGGTAGTCCTGTGAAGGAGTTAGGTCTTCCTGACGGTTCACAAATTAACGCTGTTATTTCGGGTGCGCTCATTTCACGTGGCTTCAAGTGTGAGTTCAAAAACGAAATTGAAACGGAATTTAACAGACCTGCAAAAGGCGTTATATTACGTTCCATTTCCGTTGAGAGCAGCGGACGTAAATTTAACGCTTCAATAACGCCGGACACATTCGAGAAACTTGTTTCGATGGATGAGGAACAACGCCCTGTTATCGGTGACTCCGTTGTATGCGTTATTCGCTCTTACAAAAAAGAGGGAGAAACGATACAATTTTTGTCCGCTGAAAAATTCGGGGAAATCGTAAACGAAACGGAAGACGTAACCGCTGCCGCCATCGCAGAGTAAAAGAGAGGGGAGAAATCCCCTTTCTTTTTTTACTGTTATCCTAATGGATATTGTGTTTTATAAGTTGTTTACTTTTAGGCAATTAGGTTATTTAGATTAAATTAATAACTTATGGATATTGTGGTAAGTGGTTGATTATCACTCACCTATCATTTTAACTATCCAATCAACCTTATGGATATTGTCTTAATATTATCCATAGCAATTATTGTAACTTAATAATTTACATATATGAACTATTTCATGAAGTTTTACGACAACAATGATGTAGAAATTTTAGAAACATCTACATTAACGTTTTTAGGCGATACTCTAAACATTTCCGAGTTAAAACAAAGATTTAATCTAAACTTTGTTCAAAACAAAAATGTAAAATGTTGTAAGGTAACATTTTTAGGAAAAGGTATTAACAAGTCATTTATAGCAGGATTTAGAAATGAATCGCTTGTAATAGTCGACATGGATACTAAAAAAGAATATTCTTCTAAGGAATTTAGTACAGAACTAAACAACTTAGAACAATATTTTAATACTTCTAAACAAGTTGCTTGTTTACATTAGCAAATTAAGTTAGGGGGAGATTACATCAAATCTCCACAAAAAAGTTAATTAACATTCACCAACCCTGGAGAGAAATCAAAGGGGTTGGTAATACTAACACAGCTAATGTATTATTACATTAAGAGTCCAAAGCCTCTATAAATTGTGGATGGGTATTAAATTGACTAATTAAAAATCTTGAGAGCTCGTCGAGTGAGCGCCCTAATTTACCGGTTCGTTAGGGGTTGCAAGAAAACAGAAATCGGAACACCTGATTATTGGTGACGACCATAATTGGGAATTTTTTATGACACACTAGAGAAATCCGACCTTATTGCTTTGGTCGGAGAAAAGAGGGTTAGCAACCCACCAATGATGCAGATAGTTCCAGTGGAGCTAAATAATTGGGATAAAGATTGGTTCTGCCTGGTTTCCCTAAAATCCCAAGAGTAAATCTCTTGGTTGGGTCATTAAGCTACTGAAGTTAAATCCAAATGTAGCCAAGCTTTTGCTTGTTGATTAAGGTAATTATAAACATTTAAAATAAAACAAATATGTTAGTAACAGCAGTAATTATTGTAATTATGTACTTGTTAACAATAATAGGTGCATATATTTACCTTTATGAGGCTTTTTTCTCTAAAGAAGGTAGATGGTTAGGAATTAGAGAAAATGGATTTGAAATTTGGGATTATTTACTTATGTTTAATCCTTTTTGTTCAATACCAATGTTGATCGATTGGGTACTTGATAAAAACAGCCCATATCAAAAATATTAGTTGTCTGTAGTTTAAATAAAACACACTGAGATTGGAGGTAAAATCCTTCCAGACAACGTTTTTACAACACCGATTCCTTAGAAGGAGGATTCAAAGGACACCGTAACTTTCGGGTTGTATCGGTAACAGGCGGTTGGGGGTGACTCAAGTGGAACCCTCTTGACAAAGACTCCTAAAATGAGGAGGACGATGTGGTTTTCAGAGTAAATACAAGTGCTATCAAGAACTGGGTTCTACTTTAGATTACTGTATTTATTAAATGGTATCTGAAAATCGGCAGCAGTCGTAAGATTGCCTCAATGTTGGTAACAATATTGAGTAGTTTAATTAAAGGAAATGTTACCTCTACTTTAATTGAACATTGTGCGAGTGTATCTTTGACCGGGATACACGACATTAAATCAATTTATCATGAGTAATCAAGTGTTTATTTATCACACTCCTCACAATTTTGAGGGAAAAACCCCAAAGAAAAGGGTTACCGTAGCAGGTCATATTCAAGACCAAGTATTAACTTTAGCAATTGCACGTTGTCGTAAAGGAGATACTTTTTCTCGTAAATTTGGCCGAACTATGGCAATAAGACGCCTTGAAAAGAGGAAAAGAAAATAATGACAATTTGCGTTGTCTTCTTCTGAACTTGAAGGGTAAAAAACTCGGTGAAGTATTCAGAAACAAAGCTGAAGATGTTTACAAAGCATCTTTAAGTTTCAAAAAGCTGTTACAATAACCGTGAAAAAGAAAATATTAATAATTATTGGTGCATTTTTGTTAATGTGCATCTGGTTTTATGGAGCCATGTTAATCTTTAATTTTTGGAGTCCATTTCTTGGATTCATTGCCGAATCAGAGGCTAATCGATTACGACAACAAACGATTACTCCTCTATTGGTACAGCAACAATTCATTGAAAAATGGGACGGTAAAACACCTTTATACGGACAAAATCCGGTAATGTTTAAGTCGGTCCCATAATTAGCCGTAGTTTAATTTACCTGTTGCAAAACGTAGGATTTGGGTCCTAAGATACCATTATAAAGCGTGGTCGGCTTATAAATAAAATTATACATAAATATTTAAAAGGGTAGCTTCTTCGCTGTTGTCTACCCTTTTTTGGTCCGTTAGCTCAACTGGATAGAGCGTTGGATTTCTAATCCAAAGGTTACAAGTTCGATTCTTGTACGGACTACTATGAGTGAGTTCTATTTTCACTCTGTTGAAGAATCGGGAGAGGTTCATTTCAGCAGCGTTTGGTCTAACGAAAACAAGCCAGTAGTATTGGGTAAAAAAGTTATTCATGGTCCTTATCCATCAGAAGAAGAAGCACAAGAACAACGTGACTTCATGGAAGCTGACAGAGAAATTGCAAAAGAAGATTTTGCAGAAAGGGCTGCTGAATGAGAGAAATTGACCCAATAAATCCGTTAAGTGATAAAAGTATGGTGGATGCAGTAATACGTCCTCCAAAGTTGGAAAAAGATACCGGAATATCATTTTAAATCACAAACTGAAAAGGAAGTGTTAAAAGAAATGAAAAAGGATTATAAGCGCGGTAATAAAGCGTTAAAAGAAGCCATGTTGGCAGCAATTGTTGACAATTCAAAACATTGCAAGATTAACATCTCAAAATTTTCGGTTATTTAATAATAAACAAATAGTAAAAAAAAAGAAAAATGGAAAAGAAATTTGTAAAACGTCAGCAAAACTACACCCTTTCATGGGTTGTTAAAAATGAGCAAGGAAAAAGCTCAAAACTGATTTCTGAACTCGAAGAAGCTCATTTAGAAAACATTTTAATGAGCCTTGGTCGTAATAAACGTGACCAATACATCAACGGTGTTAGCCGTGTAACCTACATTGTAGGAATCACGGAAGAATTGGCGAAACGTCGACATGAAAAACACATGTTGGAAAAAGAATCTGATGGTACAATGGCTGATCTTAAAGCAGTATTTCCAAACCTTGAAACTAAAGGGTTTGAAAAAGAATTAGCCGGTGAATAGGAATCAATGGGGGATGTGGGAAACCATGTCTCCCGTTATTTTTTTAAAGTTATGGTAAGAATACTACAACAAACGTTTATTTATTTACTTATAAGATTATTGTTAACAGTTCTTTTTTACATTGTATTTTCTATTGTTAAAGGTACATTTTTAATAAACCATTGGAGTCCTATTGAAAGAATATTATTTGTAATTGTGTTTTTAATAAATTTATTTACAGCAATGCCTAAAGTTTTTGCGTTGTTTAAACATTTATTAGAAATGCGTACTCAAGATATTAAAGAATACAAAAACTTTAATGATTTTGAAAGAAATATACAAGAAATTCAATTACTTGCTCAACAAAAAATAAGATCTGGTGAGTTAACCAGAAAAAACGTAAGAACTTTTATTGAAGAAGAGTTTACAAAAAGAGGTTTACAAGAACATATAAAAGACATAAAAATTATGAATCAAGAAGAAACTGAACAAGTTAAAATGTCAGAAACTCAAAAAGTGTTGGTCAACAAATCAGATCATTATATATTAAATGATCTTGAAATTAAGGATTCAATTGACCACGGTATTTATTTATTGCAAGATGGTACGTTTGGACCATCGTTAAAAAAAGTGAGAAAGTTTGAGTTTCCTGAAGTAATGTACTCAAACGATGATTTGTTTATTAAACACGTTCTAAAAACTTTTGAAATCTCTGATGAAAATCTGGGTGTATTGTTAACAGGAAAAAAAGGTTTAGGTAAATCCGTTACGGCGAAACGGATTTGTACCAAATCAAAATTACCTGTAATCATGATAAACAATCACATAACCGTTAAAGAATTAATGTTTTTAAACAACCTTACCTTTTCACATGCGTTATATATTGATGAATTTGATAAAATATTCGACGCAAATAAAAAAAACAACAGCAATTTAGACAACATTGGTCTTGTAACACAAGAATCTTTCTTAAGTTTTCTTGATGGTTCTAACACTAATAATGTTAAAAGATTGTTTATTGTAACCACAAACTCAAACGTTAATTCTTTTTTGATAAACAGACCTTCAAGGTTAAGATATGTTAAAAAGTATGATGAAATTGATGCAGAAATTGTAAATGAGATCATTAATAAAAAACTTGAAGATAAATCATTTGCTGAAGATCTTATTGAGAACTTATCAAACTCAGGTTTGAATATTGACATTCTCAACAAAATTTGTGATGAAATCAATCTTCATAAAATGCCTTATTCATCGTTTAGAGATTTCTTTAATTTTGAACCTGAATCTGTTAATTATATTTATTCATTGATTCCTGATGGATTTAAAGCGTTTCCCATTAGTTATGTCAATTTTGTAAATAACGCAATTCATAATAAAAAGCTAAGAGAAAGAAAATTATTAGACAACTCTTTTTATGATCTTCCAAAATCAAAAGAAGCTGACTTATTTGTAACTTCTACTTTTGATGAATATAAAGATGAAATTATAGAATCTGGCGGTGCTGACGTAGTAATAGCATCATTAAGTGATGATATGAATCATAAAAATAGATTCATTGAAATACCAAACGGATTAATGGTTGCTTGTAATATAGAGCTTAGATACGAAGCATCTGAAGGAAAACGAGTAACAAAAATAGTTCCAGGTTACTTAAAGGTTGAAAAATACATTGAGAAAATTGCATACGTGATGTAATATCACAGGACCGTTAGCTCAGTTGTATTACAACCTGTAAAAGGTGGTTACTTAATATTAACTGCTTGGGGAGATGAAGCATCTGATCCATTAGTAGTAAACGAAATAAATAATTAATCAATAGAGAGTGGGGAAACCTACTCTCTATTTTTAATCACCTGTATCCTTGACAAATAAGCACACCATCATCGGGAATTGAAAGGCTTATTCGCACACTCAAATGTGTTTATTTTAAACTCGTATTAGCAATGATAATGAGGGAACAGAAACATCCACTACAGAAATGTAGGAAACAGAAACCTATCATTGTAAGATAAGCAGGTTGGTTCCGATATAAAAGGATAAGAGAATAAGGAGCAAATAGTCAGGTGGCGGAATTGGTTAGACTCTATATATATTTTGGAAGGAGATAGGAATAGTACCTACCCTAAACCAAATAAAAGATTTTACAGGTTCGAATCCTGTCCTGACTACTAAACAAAAACATATGAAAAAATTAATAAATTATTTAACAGGATTTCATAATATTCCTGTTATTCACGACATTAATAAACCTATTACTATTAATACTATTAATCCAGAATTTCTTAATATTCCTAAAGATGAAAAGTTTATTAAAGAAATATCTGAAACAAGAAAATCATTAGATGGTGTATTATCGTCTACAGATATAATCAAAGATACTTTCCCTTCTAACTAAATCCGAAATAAGACATAAAAGAGTTGAATGGTATTTGGCAAAATAACGTGCCGAGTATTGCCGTTCGTTGCGATAATTACAAGAAATATGGCAAATCAATTACAGCTTGCAGAAGCGCAATTTTTAGGATTTCATCACGGAGTTCGTGGCTATTCAGTAAAGGAATTAGCCAATTCAATGGGGTTAAAAAAGTCAGAATGGCTAAAAATAAGGGAAACACTGCCTATAACCGAAAGCGAAAAGAAGGAAGTGGATTCATTATTTACAAAACGCAGCACTGACCGCTAACACACGCTTGGCGACAGGCGTGGATTATTAGTACAAACTTTAAATTGAAATACAAATGTTGAAACAAGCACTTAGTTGGATTATAGCACGGTCGCCACGCTTGCGGCAAACCGATGTTATGTGCCGTATTTTCGGACACGACTACAAATTAAAACGCAAAATTACTCCTTATTTGAGAGAGATTGAGTGTAAAAACTGCAAGCGAGAATTTGGTATGCACGATGAACTTCGTTGCGTTTTACCGTTAGACAATGAACTACGTTCCTGTAATGATGATTTGGCCAAGTTATATGGCACATAACTTGTGGCTATGCGCTATAAAACTATACTTTATCATGTTGACATTCAGAGAATATGAAAATGTACAGAATTAAAGAAATAAACCATTTTGGTAGTAAAAAGTTAGTAATACAAAAACTTCATTGGTTTACATGGAAAACATTACTTGATAAAAGAGGTTATCCAACTGTTTACAATACAACAAAAGGAGCAAATGTTTATTTAAAATATTTAAAAAATGAAGAAAAAAGCATATTTCAAAATATCTTATGTTGCTCAAGTAATAATAAGTATAAAATACCCTAATCATCCATTAGCTATCAAAGGATTTCATGAACCTGTGTTATCTGGAAAATCAGCTTTAGAATTTTTAAAAAAATATTCAAAATGAAAACATTTAAACACAAAAAAACAGGTGAAATAGCTACATATAAAGACGGTGTATTAAAATCATCAGGATTCTGTGTAGAAATTGGCACAGAACCAAGTAGTGAATTTTGGGAAGAAGTTATTGAAAAAAATTATGAAATATTGAAAATAAGTGGTTATACTCTAAGAGATAATGGTAAGTACAGCCACCATAAATCACAAAGCAAAATTGGCGTTATAACGGCTGAAAAGTTACTTAGTAGTGATAGGTATTCTTATTATATTAAAACTGTTAAAAGACTGAGTGATGGTGAAATATTTACTGTTGGAGATAAAACTTTAAATGGAGATATTATAGAATTTAAATTAATTAATAATATTCTTATTCCTACAGTAGGTAAAAAAACCCCTCTTACAGCTAATTTAGAATTTTTAAAAAAATATTCAAAATGAAAACATTTAAACACAAAAAAACAGGTGAAATAGCTACATATAAAGACGGTGT